GGTATGAATTACGAGGAAATCAAACGTCGCGTTTCGGCGTGGGGGATTCAATCCGAATTCTCCACGTCCGAAAGGGCGACGATTGAGGAAATATATTTCGCGGTGTTCGGGCGAACGATTCCCAATTGTAATTGTCCGAATCGTTACCGGGACGCCGTTATCGAATTACGCATATTCATAAAAAATCATTCGACAATGGAAAAATCAAAATACGTCCTCAAGGCCGGAGTCGTTATTCAGCCGTCCGGGACATCCGACGTTTACACCAACGACAACCTCACCGACGCCGTCGCGGAACAGTTCCTCAAAGAACGCCCCGGGGCGCGTGGATTGTTTGAGGTAATACCCAATTCCACCGAGGCCGACAAAGGCCCGGAAAACGAAAAAGAGGCCGCAAAGACGGCCGAACTCGACGCCGCCCTCGCCGAGGTTGAATCCCTCAAGGCCGAAAACGAGTCCCTCAAGGACAAACTCGCCGAAATGACGGAATATCGCAACCGCGCCGTCGCGGACCTCGACAAGGTTATCAAGGCCGCCGAGAACGGCGGTTTCAAAATCGACCTCTCCGGCGAGGCCGCAAAGGTAACGACCGAGAAACCCGCCGAACAGGAACCCGCCGCCGAGGGTGAAAAGGAACCCGAACAGGAATCCGAAAAGGCCGCCGCCGAGAAACCCGGACTCAATCCGGAAATCCTCGCCGCAATCAAGGCCCGCCTCGAGGCCGGGGACACAAAGTCCGCAATCGTCAAGGATTACGTCGGAATGGAGGTTGACGGAAAACCCCTCACCGAATACGGGGTTAAAAAGTATATCGCCGCCGCAACCACTCCGGACGAATAAACACCCGACAAAATGAACATCAAAAACACCAAAAAACCCGAAACGCGAATCGACGTCCGGTATCTTTCCTCTCTCGGAATCAAGACGTACGGCGCGAACAACTTGTATCCGCAAGAATTACACGACATCGTGTCGGCGTCGTCTTGCGGCCGTACCTGTTTGGAACGCCGTATAACTTACATTGAGGGGAACGGCCTTGCGTCGCAATCGTTGTCCGATTTCGTATGTAACACGGGCGGGGAAACGGTGGACGACGTTCATTCCCTTTTGTCGGCGGATTGCGGCGAATACGAGGGTATCGCAATACACGTCAATTACAATATCGCCGGGAACATCGTTTCCCTCGCACAAATGCCGTTCGAGTGTGTGCGCCTCGAGGAGGAGGACGAACAGGGGATTATTTCACACGTTATTTTCCACCCCGATTGGAGGGGGAAAAAGACCCGGAACGGAAAGTCCGTCAAGGTCGACAAACAGTCAATCGAAATTTTCCCCGTATTCAATCCGGACCCCGCAATCGTACAGGCGCAAATAATCGCGGCCGGGGGAATCGAGTTTTACAAGGGACAAGTCTTGTATATCTCCCGGGCCGGACGCCTCCGGTATCCAATCCCGGCGTATGACACCGTGTTAACGGATATGTCGACCGACGAGGGGTTGTCGAACGTTTCCAACCGTAACGTTCGAAACAATTTCCTCGCGGGTGGTATCCTTTGGGTTAAGAGGGGACAAATGCGCCCCCTCCCGCCCGAGGGGTCCGACGTTTTCGACGGCAAGGACCAACCCGAAAACAACGGGGACAACGGGGATTTCGACGAGTTTATCGAAAGTATCGAGTCGTTACAGGGCGACACGAATTCGTGTAAAATCGCCGTTTGCGAGGGCGAGGTTGACGAGGAGAAACCCGAGTTCATTTCCTTTGCGCCGAAAAACTTTGACAAGGAATTCGACTCGACGAACAAATCGGTCGTCGAGAAGATATACGCCGCGTTCAATCAAGAAATGTTCGCCCGCCTCCGGACGGGTTCGATTGGATTCTCCGGGGACCTTGCAAACGACGTGAAAAAGGAATATTGCGAACAGGTCACGAAATACCAACGTATGTTGACCCGCGCGTACAACCTTATTTTCTCGCATTGGGAACCCGACGACCTCCTCCCGTTCAACGGGCCGGACGACATCAAGATTGAACCCCTCGTTAAATCAGTAACCCAAAACCCCGACGCGGAATGATTACGGAACACTACAAACCAATTATAACGCCGGACGACATCCGCCGCCTCGCGCGACCTTGCGACGTGGACCGGGAAATCGCGGAACGGGCAATCGAGGAGGCAACCCTCCTCGACATCAAACCCAAACTCGGCGAGGCCCTGTTTGTCCGTCTTGTTGACGACGTCAAATATTCTCGCCTGTTCGAGGGCGGGGATTACAAGGACCACAACGGGAACGTCCACGTTTTCGCCGGATTGCGTCGCGCCCTCGCTTATTACAGTTGGGGCCGCCTCGTCAAGACGGCAACGAACCATTTAACCCGGTTCGGGTATGTGAACAAAAACGACGATTACTCCCACGGGGCCGAACTCAAGGAACGCGAGGTCGCATATCGCGACGCGTTCTCGGTCGCCGACGGATATATTCAAGAGTGTTTCGTTTATATGTCACATTTCCCGGAAATTTTCCCGGATTACAAGGGTAACGGCCGCCTCAAGTCGTACCGGACCCGGACAAAGATAATCGGAAAATAACAACTCTCGAATATGAAAGTAAATCCAAAAATAGGCGGACTATTAACCGCCGTTTTCACCTCCTCCGGGTCGGCGATTGGGTTATCCTCAATCGCAAAGGCGACCCTCTATTTCGTAACGCCGGATTACCGCCTCGTCGCGGCCGAAATGGAAAAGGACGAAACCCTCGAAAAGTTTGTCGCCCGCCTTTCGGAAACCGCCCTCCCGGTCGGTAATTTCCGGGTGTTCGCGGTCGTCGACAAGACCGGAAACGCCGGGTCCCTCATAACCCCCGTTGTTAACGCGTTCGACGTATCGGTCCGAATCGGGTTCACAATCTCGGATTTCGTGTTCCCGACGTCGGCGATTACCTCGACCGTCCGCGCGGCGTTCGACGCCGACAAACTCCCCGTAACCAACGTTGACGGCGCGTTGCTCGTTTGGGACGCCGCCTCCGGGAGTTACATTCAATCCGGAACGAAACTCGAATTCGTGTTGCCCGGCGACATCCTCTCGCCGTCCGACCTCGAATCCGTCGTTCTCGGACTCCTCCACACGGACGCCGCAATTTCGGGGGCAACCGAGGCCGCAACCGAGGCCGCCGAACGCGCGAACGAGGCCGCCGACGCCGCCTCCGGAATCGTTGACGACATCGACGGACATATCGACGGGTACGTATCCGTTCTCGCACACGCCGACGACACCCTCGCCGAGGGACAAAAGACCCTCGCAAAACGTGTTGACGACATCGCGTCCGGAAAGGAACTCGTCGAGAAACTCAACGTTCGCAAACTCGGCGTTTGGGGCGAGAATAACATCGTTATCGTTTCCAACCACGCCCCGGACCGCAAACCCGACCGGGCCGGGCAATTTTGGATTGACGAGTCGAACGGGGCCGTTTACAAGTCAACAGGAAATACGGCCGTTTCGGATTGGGGAACGGTATAACAGGCAAACCAAAATTTAATATACAATGTATTACGTCAAAACAGGTTACGGGTGTGGACTCAAGGTTTCCCTCGTCCAACCCTCCGGGGCCGCCGTTGACCTCCGCAAGGTTCGTTATATCGGCGCGGTTCTCCGGCTCCCGTCCGGTCAAACAATGACCGTTTCCGACATCAATTTCGACGAACTCACGAACAACGTATTTGTCCGCCTCCTCCCAACTCGGGAACTCACGACGGAGGGCAATTATGCAATTGTGTTCAACGTCAAGTTGTCCGACAACACAATGTATTCAACCCAACTCGTCGAAATTATCAACGTCAATGCAAACAACCCCGCCGGGTACATCGAAACCACAATCGCAATGTCCCTCACGGTGGTAAATTTCCCCTCGAACGTGGACGTTACGGGTTGTTCGCCGAAAATCAGCGACAACAACACGTGGTTAGTGTACGACGACAACCTCAACGCATACGTTGACACGGGCGTTTCCGTCGGTTACGCCGAACTCACATCCCGTTACGACGGCGTTTTCGCGTCTATCATCACCCCGGCAACCGCCGCAACCGACGCGGCGAACGCCGCCGCCGCCCTTGCAAATGAAAAGGCCGGACTCGCCGACGACGCCGCGACAAACGCAAATGAAAAAGCACAGGCGGCCGAATCCGCCGCCGGGAACGCCTCGCAAAAGGCCGCCGCCGCGAATACCGCCGCCGGGAACGCAAATGAAAAAGCAACGGCCGCACAGGAAGCCGCAACCGCCGCAAACAACGCCGCGTCCGCCGCAACGTCGGCCGCCGCCGCCGCAACCGCCGCCGTCGTGAATATGGATACCGTCCTCGGGGTCCTCGCACACGCCGACGCAACGGTCGAAAAGAAACTCGAAACCCTCGCGGAACTCGTTATCGGGATTATCTCCGGAACTGTTCTCGTCGAGAAACTCAATGTCCGAAACCTCGGTGTTTGGGGTGACAACAACCTCGTCGTCGTGGGTTCCGGTGCGCCGACCGCGAAACCGGACCGCGCGGGTCAAATCTACATTGATAAGACCAACAACGCGACGTATAAGTCGACCGGAAATTCGGCCGTATCCGATTGGAAAACCATTTAATAAACTACAATTATGCAAGTCAACAATTATCCAACAAAACAGGCATACGACGCCGATAACACCCGGTCGAAAACCGCGTCGGCCGTGTCAAAGATTGTCGAGGGTTCCGTCGCCGTGTTCGACGGCGTGAACGTCGTTTTCGACAACAAGAACCTCGCCGGAGTGGGCGACCTCGTATGTAAGGACGTCAACGCGAACAAACGCGTTTTCATCAAGGCCGGAACCGTCGTCAAAAGCGCAATCCCGGGGAACCTCAAACCGTACGCGGAGGTTTACGGCCGCAAGGGTGACAAGGTCCTCATTACGGCCCTCGAGAACCTCGGTTCGTATCGTTGGGGACATCCGTTCGAGGTCCTCGTTTCCGGAGTCAACACCGCAATCGCCGGAACTCTCGCAATCATCGTCCACAACAACGGCGCCGTAACCGAGGAGGTCGACGTTTCGTGGGAGGCGGACGCCTCCCTCGAGTCAATCGCCGCGAGTATCAACGCACAGTTCCAAACCCTCACCGACGCCGACGACAAGGCGTGGGTCGCCGCCGTCGAGGGAACACAAATCGTCCTCGCACATAATTATTACCTCAAGGACACCGTCGATTCCATAACCGGGACCGGAGGCGGCGCGGGTGTGTCGTTCGTCGAGGACGAACACAATTACCAAATCGAATACGCGTACCTCAACGGTTCGGAATCTATCCGCCGC